ATACCTCTACGGAAGGAATCTGGTCAGGAACTGATATTTCAGGTGATTTTAACTTAGCTTTAGATGATAACTGTGTATACATATCAAGAAAAGATGGTGGAAGTTTCAGTATACAAGTAGATGATAGTGTTGATGGCTCAAACGCTGTTGCCATTTTTAAAGAAATTGAACAGACAACGCTTCTCCCTAACAGAGCTCCTATTGATTTTAAAGTTAAAGTTAACCCACCAGGCGGTAATACAACTGAGAATGCTTCTTTCTGGCTCCAGGCAACTACAACATCAAATGAATCAGGAAATACATTAACTTGGAATGAAGTAATAGCCCCTAATATAAAATTAGGTATGGATTTGTCAACTATGCCATATGTTCTTGTACGTGAGAGTATATCCGGTGGGGTTGCTACATTTACACTAAGACAAGGGGAATGGCAAAATAGAGATGTTGGAGATGATAGAACAAACCCACTCCCATCTTTTGTAGGAGATCAGATAAAGTCAATAGGTATAATGCAAAATAGGCTTTACTTTACTGCTGGTGAGGCTGTGATTATGACAAGGTCAGGTAACTTCTTTAACTTCTTTCGAGAGACAGCACAGGCATCTCTTGACACAGACCCTATAGACATCTATGCAGACTCTGAGCAGATCAACTATTTAGAGGCATCCGCTGGATTTGATGGTGACTTTGTGTTCTTCTCTGAGACTGCTCAGTTCTTGCTACCCGGTGATAAGCAATTGACCAGTGCCAATGCAGTTCTTAGAAAGACTACGGAGTTTGAGACAATAACAAGCGTTAAACCTGCTGTATCTGGTGATAGTATCTTCTTTGCTTTTAATTATGGTAGGTTCATTGGTATTAGAGAGTACTTCACTGATTCATTAACTGACACTAAGCGAGCAAGACCAATAACTGATCATGTCAACGAATATATAGAGGGACAACCAACCATAATGGTTACGTCTTCTAATATCAACTTGCTTCTAATTAAAGCAGAGGCTGATAATGTACTTTACACATATGACTGGTTATGGCAAGGGACAGATAAAGCTCAATCTGCATGGGGTAAGTTGGTTTTCTCAGACGATGTTAAGATATATCACCTGTCCTTCACCACTGACAAACTTAGGATAATTCTAAGCCGTAATGGAGGTTATGTTCAGTGTGAAACTATAGATGTTGGCGATGCTGATTCAGAAGGTCTTCCTTTCCCGGTTAGGGCAGATAGCATGTCTGTTGCTACTTTCACGTGGGATGAGACAGGTGAGGTATGGAGAACACCAGACATACTTCCTGATGAGGGTGTTGACAATATAAAGATTGTCAGGTCAACAGACTGTTACGAGTATGAGCTTGGCGCTCTTGTCAATTTTGAGAGAGATGGAGATGAGTTGATTTCTTATGACGACTTATCAGATCAAAGCACATGCACTGTAATCATTGGAATAAAGTACACTTGCAAATATATACCAACTAATCCAGTAGCTAAGGACCAGAACAACCAGGCTCTTAACTTGGATAAGATGATAGTTGGAGCTTTCTATGTCAACTATAATACATCGGGAGAGATTACATCTCAGGTGATAGATAACTACGGCAATGTCCGAGAGGTAGAACACAGTAATAGAACTCTTGGTGGTCCTGAGAATATTGTTGGATTTGCACCTCTTGTTGAAGGGCAACACAGAATACCTATCAGGAAGAGATCAGATCAATATACATTACAGTTAATCACAGATAGTCATGTACCTTTGCAGGTTAGTGACTTCTCATTCAACGGAAACTTAAATAGAAGAGGGAGACGTATATAATGGCAGTAAGTACAACCACTGCACTAATCATTTCTGGTGTTACTGCTGCTGCCCAAGCTGCTGCAAGTTATGCTCAGTCAAAGTCTGCTGCTGACGCTCAAGAAGAATATAATAAGCAGTTAGAGAAACAGGCTACTGAGTCATACAGTGAGCTTGATAAGCAGGAGGCAGATGCGATTGAAGCAAGCCATAAAGAATCCCTGCAAGCTCAGAGAGAATATATGAAAGCAAGGAGTACAATTGAGCTTCAAGCTGCTGCTACAGGTACTTATGGTCAGTCCATTGACGTGGCTATTGAGGATTTGAACACTGGTCTTGGTCAGAGGATGGCAGATATAACTTCTCGTAGAGAGATGCAATTGGATAACATCGACACTCAAGCTAAGAATATCAGAAATCAGGCAAAGGGATCAAGTGACTATACTATTCAGCCGCCTGCTTTCTACTCTGCTGGACTCTCAGGTCTTAGTACATTCAGTCAGGTGTATGGTATGACAAGTGCAGTAAGTACATCATCCGCAGAGGGTGCCGCTGCTAATCAGTGGGACTCAAGCACATTTGCTGGTAGGCAGAGAATTAGTGCAGGTAATTATGATTGGTAATGATTGATAAACAAGGAGGTTAAATGGCGAAACCCACAGAGAGAGAAAGAGTAGCGAATCCTTTCAGCATGGGGCCGTCACCTACTAATCAGCCGGGGAGATTAATGGAGCAGAAAGTTCCACTCCCCAAGGCTGCATTTCAGGACTTTGACAAGGGTACAGCTATGGTTGATGCTCTTGTCAGTTTTGCTGGTGTAGGTGCAGATCAGTATGTTAAAAGGATGAATAAGAAGATTGAGGAGGATAAGATAATCCAATCAGGTTTGGCTATTGCTGGAGCAAGACCAACTGATGATGCAACTGTCGCAGGATACCGTACTCATGCTGCTGTTACTTTAAAGAGTCAAATACTTGAATCTCAAGCTAAGCTTAACCAACTGGCGCAACAAGGACTTGATGATGATCAGTGGGATAAGGCAGTAAGAGATGAGTATAAGAGAGTTGATAAGTACCTCCTTGATAATTACTATAACTATACTACTGACACTGAGATGCAGAAGCTGGTTCCTATTTCTTTCAGGGAAGCTATGCCTCAGATTGTAGCAACAAGAGAAGCTGATAAAATTGAGAGAGAGATCCAGACAAGAATTAATGATGTATCTGATTCTTTAATCAGTATGGATACAATTGATGCCCAGACTGGAAATGCTATTCCACCTGATCAACTTGCTGTAAATATGGATAGGTTGGTCAAAGGGTTACAGCTTACTTCTTCTCAGAAGGACCAAGCGATTGAGGATGCTATCATAACTTCCAGATCAAGTAAGCTAATTGAAGCGGCTAAAATTTGGAAGGGAGACAGAAAGACTTCTTTATTTGATAGGAGCGCTAAACTACAGAAGCTTGAAGAGAGCCTTGAAAATGAGAGGATCAGTCTTAGTGCTGTGTCTATGGCCACTGAGCTTGATGGATACAAAGACCAGATACTTGGTGGAACTCTTTCAATGGAGGATGGTCTTAGGATCATAGATAAGCGGAACAAAGAACTGAATGGAAGGTTTGTTAGTAAAGGTTGGATTAATGACCTGCATAATCAGTTTGATAAGATAACTGCTGCTAATTACAGACAGCAGGAGATAAAGAAGATCTTATCAGATGTTCAGATGTCTGACTCTTCATTCGCAAAGCCAAAAGAGAGACAAGCTGGTTATGAAAGCATCTATCAGGATAACATCAACCGAGCTATTGAGTCTGCCAAAGCTTACAAACCGGAGGAACGAGATGCATATCTCCAGAAGAAAATGAGCGTGGCAGTAGCCAGGGTTGCAGATATGGCTGTTGCTAAGAACGATGTGGTTGACTCATTCGTATCCGTGCTTGCTAATCTTGCATCCTCCAATGTAGCAGCAAGAGAGCAGACTGGACCTAACGGAGAGCCTATACTTGACAAGACCACTAAGCAAGGTATTCAGATCTTTAACGCCTTACCTTCTATGGCTAAGTATAAGCACTTGGAGAAGTTAGGTGGCAAGGAAGCCAGAACACTTAGAGCATTCATGGCATATAGAGATCGTGAGATAGCTGAGCCTCAAGCCCTTAAGATGGCTCAATCATTTATGACTAATCCATTCTTAGCTGATAATAAACGTATCACGGCAGGGGTAGAGGATGTCAGAAGCAATCTCGAGTTCCTATGGAGACCTGACTTTAATAATAATCAAGAGGCGTATCTTGAGTCTGAGATAAGAGAACAGATTGCTCTATCTCCAGAGCCTGATGATGATTCCAATGTTGACTTAGTCACTGAATATTTCAACAAGGGATGGACTACTGCCGGTCATCTTAGGCTTAAAGGCAGTCCTGGTTATCTGAGTACAGAGATAGGTCTTCATGTTGATAAACTTGATAAAGCAATGGAGGGGTTTGTATGGTCTCAGAAGTCTATCTGGGAGCCTCAGTTACAAGCCCTCGGATTAGATGAGGATGATGTCTTCCCAATCACTGACCCTAAGCGTGGAACTATTCAGATTGTTGCAAGAAGCAAAGCCATGAACTCTAACGTCTATCTTGGTAAGCCAATGGCTCTATCCGAGATTAGAAAGTATGCTGAGCAGTACAAGGAACACCAGCAGAAGCTGGCCGATAAAGCAATGAAGGAAAGCTGGTTGATTAACCAAGGAGGGATTTTATATGATAAACGATATCCTAAACTCAATAGGTAGCTTCCTCTCAGGAGGTGGCGACCCAAAGACAATAAGGAGTAGTATTCTTGATGCGTTATCGAACGATGACATACTTGAGCAAGATACCATGGATGCGAAACCGCAGGAAGACCCAGGTATTAAACAGCCGTTATTGCCAGAAGTGGCAAGATTCAGCAACCAAACAGGATTTGAGGTTCCAGACTATGAGGACGCTGAAAGCACAGAGAACCCACTGGAGCCTTTCTTTAAAGTTGACACACGGCCTGACTCAGTTATTAAAGCTGAGCGCGATCGTCAGCTTGCTGATGCTGGCATTGCTGAACAGGACATCGTTGAGGACAGACTTGGACTGACTCAGAACCGTGGTCAAGCTATGAAGGAGTACATTGACCGCATAAAGAAGCTGGAAAACCCAGAAAAGAAAGGGTTTATAACTGAGGGTGGAGTTGGCAAGTTTATGATGTTCAAGTCCATTGATGAAGCCAAAGTACCTGGCTTGTCTGAGTATGAGATTGGTTATGGTATCAAGGTAAAAGATGACTGGTTAAAGCCAGATAAGACCAAATGGACTAAGATCAATGGTGTGTATGTTGATGTTACAAAAGGACTGACTGTGGAGCAGGTAGATACTCTGCTTGAGAACAGAGCAGGGAAGGACAGAGCCGTTGCATCTTCTCTACTTAACAAGTGGGGTGACATGACTGAGCAAGAGAAATCAGCTTGGACAGATCTTACTTACAATGGAGGTTCAAAGGCAATCAGGATTAATAAGAATGCCAGAGCAGCAGCTAACAAAGGATATACCTTGGAAGGGTTAGTCAAGTTGTTTGATTACATCCGTGCAGGAAAGAACAGATACCGAGGGCTGTTGAAGCGTAGGATAAATGTCTACAACAAAGCTGCTCTTTCTGTTACTGGTGCGCCTATAGTTGAGGAGTACAAATGGGGAGCGGAGGAAGTCATGGTCAAGTTTAGTTCAAGCTTAAGGAGCGAGAAGTTCAGTAAAGCTTTCAGTGATAAAATAAACAAGAAAGATGGATGGTATACTGTACCTACAAAAGGTGAAGGTAAGAGCAAAACCTTTAAGGTAGGAGATGGTTATCAATTTGAATAAGGAGGTAATTTGGTAGACTACTATGACAACATAGGGCTAAGTGAACAGCCTATATCGGCTGACGTTAGATTCTTAGTTGATCAGGGTAGGGAAAAAGATACAGACTTCCTGGGAGCAGCTTTCCAGGAAGCCATGTCACCCTTTGCTATGAAACGGATCTATGATAGAAGATCATCTCAGTTTCAAGCTGACTCTGATTGGGCTATAACGGAGGATATTAAGAAAGATCTTGATCTTAATTATAACCAAAAAGAAACTGATTACTTGACACAGTCCAGATCAGAGAATGAGTTTCTGTCAAGAAAGAAATATATCCAAGAAGACAGAGACCGTATGATGGCTATTGGTCAGGCGGGTGGAAAAGGAATCTTAGCTAACATGGCTTTCTCACTCTTTGATCCTGTTGGTATAGCTGCTGGTGCGTTAACTGGTGGTCTTGGGTTTGGTGCCAAGGCTACTGGACTCGCCAAAGCTGCAAGGGTTGGTCTACTATCTGGCTTAGAGAATGCAGCAGTTGAATCCATCTTGATGCAAGGTAATACTCAATCTGAGGCTACTGATCTGATAACAGCGTTTGCTGGCGGTGCAGTAATCGGTGGTGCTATGTCTCCCTTCTTCCACACCAGGAAGCCTGGAGCAGCTAAGCTTATTGATGATGCGGAACACTCACTAAGAGCAGATGCTGAGAACTTTGTATCCAGTGAGGCTATTAAGGGGTTTGATCACCCAACCTCTGGCTATGATATGCCGAAGGTTCGGAGACATATTAATACTCGCCAGATAGAATTGGAGAGAGCTTATGACTCAGGTGCTGCATGGTCAAATAGAAAGATTGGTGAGACCAAAGCTAAGATCAAGAAGCTTGAAGCAGAAGTAGCCGCAGAGGATGTGAACATGCGTAATGCTCAAAAGTCTGTAGAGTTCCATAGGAATAAAGTTCTTGATGAGCAGAGAGCCTTCATCAAGAAAGCCCAACCGAAAAGAGAAGCTATAAAAGCTGAGTATGCTGAGAAGCTCAAAGCTCAGAGAGAGCGTATCAAGAAGGTTGAGAAAAGACTTGAGAGTAAGGACACACCTAAGACACAAGCTAAGCTCTGGAAGGAAGAGGAGAAGCTTAGGATTCTCGCATCTGAACAAACTGCTGCCCTGAATGAACTTGAGGTAAAGCTTAAAGGGAGGGTCAATGCAGCAGAGTTTAAATTAAGGCAGAGAATTAACACCTTGGCAAGATCAACGGCTGATAGAAGGGATCTCCTGACAACCAGATTGATGAAGAGTAGGAATGATCTTCAACTTGCATATAGGTCCAGAAAGGCTGGTAAGGAACTTAAACTCTGGAACAACATGACAGATGAACAGAAGACAAGGCACCTGTTTGGAGATAAGGTGCCTACTAAAGAGGGTGAGGTTGCAAGGCAGATCCGTGGATTCAAAGCAATTGATCCAGATGTAAGAGTCTCAGTTGCTGAGACGGTTGATATTGAAACCTTGCCTGACGGAGTGGAAGCTTCTACAGTTCAAGCTCAGTCTGCTGCACCTCTTGGAAGTGCTGGTGCTGCTCAAGCTGGATTCAAACAGATACACCGTCTTCATAAGATTGGTGATGATGCTCAGTCTAAACTGGCTCAGTTCGCCAGAGATGGTGGGTCAGTGCCTGATGACCTGCGTGGTAGACAGATACTTCCTAACTTTACCCGTAAGCTACAAGCTATTCACACCAGGCTGTCAAACTCTGATAACATGGTGGTTCGTGGACTTAACTATCACTTGTTTGAAGCAGGTCAGGGAGGATCTGCTAATCCAGATGGAACCGCTGCTCTTATGTCTGACATCTACGGAAAGCAATTCAGATCAGCCATGCGTGGTAGACTTAGAGATGGGATGGACACCTGGAGAAGAAACCAGGGGATTAGTCAACTTGATATGATATTCAAACCAAAGAACTCATCTTCTTTCTATAAGAAGGTTATGATTGAAACAGCACACCCTGGATCATTCAGTGATGAAGGTATAATCTCTGCTGCTGCTGGAGTTAGGGACCAGTTACAGATGGCAGGTAGGTCTCGTAAAGCTGCTGGAGAGGCAGGATTTGAGAACTTGGATTTAGACCCTAACTATATAACTCGGGTTGTTGATGAAAGCTTGATCAAGACTGCGTGTCACCAGCATGGTAAAGAAAAGGTAGCCGAATTGTTGTCTGAATCTTATCAGAGAGGTAAGTACAATCTTGATAAAGCTACTGCTGATTACATAGCAAGAGGGTATGTTGCCAGATCCTTGGATCACTCTCTTACTATGAGAAGCTTCTCACCTAATGTAAGTACCACTGATATTGATCGTATCGCTGAGAGCTTAAGGAAGGCTGGAGTTCCAGATGATATGATCAAAGAGTTCATGGAGGAGACTGCACAAAGTAATCTGAGTAAAGGCATATCCAATAGAGCTAAGAAATCCTTTGAGCCTGATCTCAGGACGGAGTTGAATGGTCTTAAGATGATTGACTTGATTGACTCGGATCTTCCAAAGCTTCTTGAGAGTTACACAAGAGAGGCAGCAGGAGGGACAGCTATGGCAAGACTTGGTTTCAAGACCAGGAGACAGGCTCTTGAGTTCCTTAATGATGTTCAGAAGGGAGCAGAGAACAATGGACTTGACTTAACAGCAACAGCAGAAGAGATTCAAGTTATTGAAGATGGTATCAACCTTATCTATGGCAGGTCTATCAACACTGAACCTGGATCAGCTTTTGTAAGAAATCTTAGCAGACTGAGAGATGCTACAGCATTCTTGAGATTGCAGACGATGGGAGTATCCACTATCCCAGAGCTTGCCAGAGTGACAGCACAACGTGGACTCGCTAACGTACTTGAAGCTTGTCCTGACCTTGGTGCTATTGCTGGAACTAAAGGTCTTAGAGAGGGTGGTACTCATGCTGGAAGATTTCTTAGGAAAGATTTGGATGAGCTTGAGCAGATGCTTTACTATGTAGGTGAGGATCATGTGATGTACCCAGGCTACTTGAGGGTGGATAACATAGAAGAATCTGCACTGTATAACAGCTTGGGTGGTATGGTTGATAATGCTCTGACTCAAGGTAAGAAGGTTCAGGAAATTATATCCGCTTTTAGAATGGTTCAAGGCTCAGGCGAGAAACTTGCTGTAAGATCTCTTGGCATACAGATAAAGAAGTGGGTAGATGATCTTGGAGATGGGTTGAGTAAGGCTAATATAAATGATGCTGGATGGCATGATGGGTTTATGGATGAACTAAGGGCTTGGATGAAAGCTAACCCTCAGACTACCGTGAACAATGGTAAAGAGGTACGCATGTTCAACTTTGGTAAGATGCCTCCTGACATGCAAGAGAAACTTGTCCTTGGTATGCACCGTCTGGTGTCCAGGGATATGCAGAGACCTTTAATTGGAGAGACACCAACCTTTATGAAGAAATGGTTTGGACAAACACTAACTCAGTTTAGAAACTTCTCCATTACATCTCTTGGTAAGCAGCTTATGCACGATATAAGGCATGATAGGATAGCAGGTTCCATAATTGCTATGCATTCTCTGGCTATGTCTTTCGCTGCATATAGCATATCAACTCTACATAGAGCGATCGGTAGAGAGGATCAAGAGGAATACCTTAAGAAGGCGTTCAGAATAGATGAGATTATATTTGGCTCTCTAAACCGGATGGGTCAGCTTGCCAGTGTTGGTATTGCTGGTGACATGCTGGCTACTCTTGGAGCATTGCCTGATGACATGATGGCTGCACCAGGGCAGTCTGGGTATCGTGGCATGACTTCAACTTCTGTACCTATCTTAGGGGCAGGGGGAGATGTGAAGGGTCTTATTAAAGATACTTTTGATGCTATGAAAGGTGATGGGAATGCAAGTAAATTTGTTAAAGACTTACAGAAAGTCACACCATTTGGTAAGGCAATTGGTATAAACCAGGCTTTTAATGCCGTTTCTGGTGCTTTAGATTAAATAACAAGGAGGTATATATGTCGCTAACATTTGCACAAACACAGGGTAATGGCGTTACTTTAAGTTACCCAATAACACTACAGGGTGGATACTTTACACCAGACGATATAGTTGTTGAATTCATTGATGTCGCTACAGGTGAGATTACTGAACAATCAGATACAACTTATTCAATTGAAACAGGGTTTGTTATCTTTCAAACTGCTCCAACTTCTGATGTGTATGTAAGGATAAGAAGAAAGGTAGCCTTAGAAAACACATATTCATCTTTTAATAGAGGAAATGATTTTGGCAAAGACAACATAAACAACTCTTTCTTAAATGTTCTTTATCAACTTCAGCAGCTTGCTGATGGTTTCTTACCTGATGACTTCTACCTCAAGTATAATCTAAATGCAGGGTCTAAGAGGATTGTGA